GAAAGCGGCGGCAGACGAGCGCATGAAAAACGCGAAAGCGTTTTCCGACCAGCTTGGCGCTATCGGCCTGAAGATGACGACCATCTTCGACATGATGAAGGACCCGCTGATCGGTCCTGACAGCATGCTGGTCAAGGGCATGCAACTGGCGAGCGACCTGCTCGACAAGATTATCGCGGGCATCAAGTGGTATCAGGGACTCAAGTCTGTTCCGGTCGCGCCCGGAACGGTTCCGGGCGATCCGACGGCTGGCCTGTTCGGCGGTCTCGTTCCGCAAAAGCAGAGTTACACCGACGGCGGCGGTTTTGCCGGCCTCGTCCACAAGGCGACCTATGCGCCGCAGGGCGGCCCCGCCGACGGCGGTGCTGGCGGCGGCGCGGCACCGTACGGGCAGACCGCAGGTCCGGGCACCGGTAAGGGCGCAGGCGCAACGCCACCGATGGGCGAGGCCGCAGCGGGCGGTGCCAGCCTTGCCGCCGTGCGCGGCGGTCAGGCGGACGAACTGGCCGACCCGGCGGTCCGCAACAAGCTGATGGCCTACGCACACGCCGAGGTCGGATCGCAAGGTCCGCAAGCGGTGCAAGCCTTCATGGAGTCGACGCTCAATCGCGCGGCGGCTCGCGGCAAATCCATCGACGAAACCCTGTCAGGCTCTTACTTTCCCGGCTCCACCCATTCGAAGGCGGCGGGCGGTGCGCCAGCGGGAGCGCGGGCTGGCTACGACAAGATGATCGACCAGGTGCTCGGCGGTTCGAATATCTCGAATCTCGCGACCGGCAATGCATCGGGCAAGGTCGGCTTCGGCGGCGGGCCACAGACTTTTGCGGCCGGCGGCGAGCGGTTCGGCGTCGAAGGCGCGGATCGCGCATGGGCCAACAAGATGCGCGGCGATGGCGGCGGTGCCGTACCCTACGGACAGACCGCCGGGGCCGGGACCGGTGCGGCGGGTTCGCCCGAATCCGGCGACGGCCAGATCGGCCCACAGGCGGCGCTGGCAATTGCCCGCCAGCATCTCGGCGAGGACGAGATCAGGGACCAGTCGAAACTTCAGGCGTGGTTCGACAAGAAGGGCATCAAGGTCAATCCGGCCTCGACCGCATGGTGCGCCGCGTTCGTCAACGCCTCGCTGGAAGGCGCGGGCGTCAAGGGCACCGGCTCGCTGGCGGCTGGATCGTTCGTAAAATACGGCAAGGGCGTCAGCGGCGAGGAGTCTGCCGCTGGCGACATCGGCGTCGTGCGCGGCAGGTCATCCCGTACCGGCGTGGAGGGCAGGCACGTCGGCTTGCTGACCGGCGAAACCCGCATCGGCCCCAACGGTCAACTGCAAGTGCAAATGATCGGGGGCAATCAGGGCGGCACCGTATCCGGTCGCGGCGGCGTGTCGGAGCAATGGCGCGATGCCTCGTCATTGCATATCCGTCGACCCGACTACGACACCGCGATCGCGCGGAGACAGATGGACAGGTCGCAAGCGGCGGCCTCGAAAGTCGAAGGCACTGGCAAGATCACGGTTGACGTCAATGCGCCCAAGGGCACCAACGTCGGCGCGGAAGGCGGCGGCCTGTTCAAGGACGTCGAGATCAACCGGCAGACACAGATGGAGCCAGCCCGCACCGGCCCTGCGGCTGAGACGTACTCGCTATGACCTCGATCACCGACATTTCCAATACGCGCTGGCGCGACGAACTGATGCCAGCCTCGTTCAAGGGCGCCCGTTTTCATTGCGAGGTGAACGGCATCGAGAGCGGGCGGCGGATCGTGCAGCACGAATTTCCGAAAAAGGATTTGCCGTACGCCGAGGACATGGGTCGCGCGGCGGCGATGTTCACGGTCCGTGGCTACTGCATCGCGTTTCCGTCCGACGAGGACGACTTTTATCAGCGCGACTACCGGCAGGCCCGCAACCGGCTGGCGCAAAAGCTGAACGAGGTCGGCGCTGGCATGTTGCAACTGCCGACCTATCAGCCGCTCATGGCCGTGTGCATGCGCTATCGGCTTTCCGAGGAGGAACGCTTCGGCGGCTATTGCGTGTTCGACATGACCTTCACGGAGCAGGGCGTCGATCCGTCGCGCTACGCGCCGACCGCCGACACGGGCGGCCAAGTGTCGGGTGCAAGTCAGGCATTGCGCGATGAACTCAAGCGGGTGCTGTCCACGCCGGGAAAAACCCCAGAGCGGACGGTCGAAGCATGAACCGGCACGATGCGAAGGAAGCGGCTGATCTCATCGACCGCGTGATGGTCAATCTGGCGATTTGCATTCCGGCGCGGGGCCGCCCCGGATCGGACGCCCGCACCGCCATAGGTTACTTGCGCGTCAACGCCTTCACGCTCCTGATGGAAAACGCCATCGGCGAGCCGCTTGATCAGGTGTTCGTGCTGGTGCGCAAGGCGGGCGCGACCCTCGAGCAGATCGAATCCGTGCGCCGCTTGACGATGTTGGAAACCCCGGCATCGCTCGGGGCCGTTCTGGCGATGCAGGCGTCGATCAATTTTTGTCTCGCCACCGAAGCCGAGATCATCGCCGCAATGACGTTTGTCTCGCGCGAGGAGATCGATCGGATCAAGGAAGGCTTGCAGGTTGCGTTTGCCGGTGCCGAGGAGGTGGCGGCGGACGCGATGGATTCGATGACGTTTCAGGCGTTGATCGGTCTGCATGCGGCAATCACCAATCATCTGGTTAGGACGGCGCTACCGCTGCCGCGCCTTCTTGGCTTCCAGTTTTTCGAGCCGTTGCCGTCGATCGTGCAAGCCTATCGACTCTACTCCGACGCGAGCCGCGCCGACGAGATGCGGAAAACGAACCGGATCGTGCATCCGGCCTTTTGCCCAATGACCGGGCAGGGATTGTCGGCTTGAGATGCCGCAACAGAGGCCGGACGAGATTGCGACCCTGATCGTGCGGGGGCAAAAATTCGAGGATTGGGAAAGCGTGCTGGTTCAGGAGCGGTGGGCCGATTCATTTTCCTATTTCAAATTCACCGCCGCCGAACGCGACCGGGAAATCCTGTCACAGACGCCGCTATGGTCGCGGCTGCAATTCCGGCCCGACGATCCCTGCACGATCATGCTTGCCGGTCAGCCCGCAATCAAAGGCTTCATCGAAACGCGCCAGGTCGCCTACGACGCCGCCAGCCACGGCGTCATGCTGATCGGCAAGAGCACCCCGGCATGGCCCGCACGCTCAAGCGTCGATACCAAGACCGGGAATTTCGACGGCAAGAACGTCGAGCAGATCGCGCGGGAGGTGCTCGCGCCCTATGCGGGATTTGTCAACGTCAAGACCGTCGGGATGCCGAACCCGATGCCGTTCGACAAGATGCAGAACCAGCCGGGGGAGATGATCTGGGACTTTCTTGAGCGGATCGCGCGGGTGCGCGGCATCGTCATGGGGTCGGACGCCTTCGGCAATTTCCTGCTGATCGGCGACCATACCGCGCCAGTGGTCACCGACCTGATCGAGGGCGTGAACATCAAAAAGTGTCAGGCGGTTTTTTCCAAGGAATACGCCTACGAAAAATTCGTGGTGATCGGGCAGACGGCGGCGAGCGATAACAATTCGGGACCGGCGGCGAGCGAGCAACGCGCCGAGGTGCCGGGTCACGGCAGGATCAAAAGCACCCTGATCACGCCGACCGAACAGCCGGTCAAAAGCATTGTCGAATTATATGACCGGGCAAAGAACGAGGAAGTCTGGAACGACGGCACCGAGATCAAGGTCAGCATCACCGTGCAGGGCTGGCTGCGCGACGGCAAGAGCCTGTGGAAGGTAGGCGACAACGTGTTCGTCAAAAGCCCGATGGCTATGTTGAACATGACAATGAAAATCCAGAACTCGACGTTTACGCAGGATAATGCGAGCGGCACCCAGACGACGCTCGATCTGGTGCCGCCGTGGCTGCTCAAGGACGGCACGACCTTCAATCCGAATGACCCGGCGATGCCGTCGGGGCCAGCAACGCCATCGTCAGTGCCAGCACCGGCCCCGCCAGGAGGAACGACAAATGCATAGAGCGACCCCGGCCAATAGTTCGCATCGCGCCTACAGCGCGGGCGGTGCCCGCTCGGTCGTCGACAAGGCCGATGACAGCAAGCTGATGCAGGAGATGGCCGGAAATTTCATGCATAGCGAGACGCGCTCGGCCATCGAGTCGCCGCAGAATTACGGGTTTACCTCGGTCGTCCACGAGGCGACGAAGGACGCCAGCGGCAAGATCATCGACGGCGCGGAAACCTTCATCTCGTTCATGGGCGGCAACCGCAGCTTTCCAGTCGCTGGCAACATGGACGACCGCCGGCATCGTCTGCTCGGGTTGCTGGCTGGCGATAGCGCGATGTTTCGCGGCAAGGGCGATAAGCAGCAGCTTCACATGACGGAGGATGGCGGCTTCTGGTCGGCTCCGCAGAACAAGACCGTACGTATGCAACTCGTGCCATCCGACAGCGAGGACAATAAATCATCAAAAGTCGGCGCGGTGAGTGCGCCGATGACAACGGCAGAAGGGCAGCAGGGACAGGGCCAGCAACAGCAGACGAAAAAAGGTCAGAAGCCGGTCTACAAGGATGGCAAAGACGGCCACCGGTATGTCGATGTCACTAAAACTGAAACGCGATCATCCGGCGATAATGTCCGCTTATATTTGTCCGACAAGAAAGCCTATGTCGACGTTAATGAGGACAAGAACGTCTATCTCGGCGCAAAAAAGGGCGAGGCGGAGTTCTCGCTGGTCGTGACGCTGGCTGGTCCTGCCATCAACGTCTACGGGAAGATCGGATGACCGCACTCGTCCCCGACGTCCGGCTGGTCCAGAACAATCTATTCCCCAAATACTCGGTCACGCTCGACTGGCTGCTGCGCGGCGACGGCACCCTCGACGATGCCCGCTCACTCGCGACCGCCGTCATGGTGGCGCTCGGCACCGACGCCCTGGCCGCGACCGATGATCTGTTGCCGGAGCCGGATTCCACCGACCGCGCCGGATGGTGGGGCGATCTCGATGCCGAACTGATCTGGGACGGCTGGCCGATTGGCTCAAAGCTGTGGCTGCTCAGACGGGCGAAGATCGATTCAATTTCCTCGCGCGGCGGCGCAACGGTGGCGCGGGTCGAGAACTATATCAGTGACGCCATCCAGCCGTTCATGGACCGAAAAATTTGTTCGGGCTTCGACGTCTGGACGACGCGCGTGGACGACCAGCGGATCGACGCTTTGGTGCGCATCTATCGGGGGCCGCTGCCTTCCATCGACTTGCGCTATCAAATTCTCTGGGACGGGATGACAGAATAAATGCCGTGGTCGACACCGACATTGCGTGAGGTGCGCAGCCTCGTGCGCGATTCAGTTCATGCGAGCCTTCCCGGCTCGGATGCCAATGTGCCGAACAGCGTGCTGCGCGTCCTCTCCGATAGTCAGGGCGCTCTGTGCCATCTGAACCTGCAATATATCGATTGGCTGGCGCTGCAATTATTGCCCGACACGGCGGAGCTGGAATGGCTCGACCGCCACGGCAAGATATGGCTGGTCAATGCCGATGGCTCGACCGGGCGCAAGATGGCGACGCTGGCGCATGGCACCGTGCAGTTCACCGGACAGGCTGGCATGCCTGTGCCGCAGGGCACCCAACTCGACTACGTCACCAATCAGATGAGTTTCGAGACGACGGTCGCCATCGTGCTCGACGGGACGCTGCCGACGCCGGTCGCGGTGCGGGCGCTCGATCCTGGCACTAAGGGCAACCTGCCGGATGGCACTAAACTATTGATGCCGGTGACGCTTCCGGGCATCGATCAGACGGTCGAAGTCGTCGACCTGACCGGCGGGGCAGACGAAGAAACCGACGAGCAGTTGCGTGACCGGGTCTTGCGCCGCATCCGGCAACCGCCGATGGGCGGCGCAGCCTACGATTACGAGGCATGGGCACTGGCTGTCCCCGGCGTGACCCGCGCGTGGTGCTACCCGAACGAAATGGGAATCGGCACCGTCACCGTGCGCTTCATGATGGACGATCTGCGGGCCGACAATGACGGCTTCCCGTTGCAGGAGGACGTCGACACCGTCGAAGCCTACATCAACAGCAAGCGGCCTGTGGCGGTGAAGGACTTTTTCGTGGTCGCGCCGCTCAAGCAGCAGATTACCTGCGTGATCGAGGAACTGGTGCCGGACAATGAAGCCGTGCGCGGAGAGATCGAGCAAGAGTTGCGAGCGATGTTACTCGCACTGGCGGCACCGGGGCAGACGATTTTCGCGGCGTGGAAAAATTACGCCGTCATGAGTGCTCCAAGCATCACGTCGTTCCGCCTCGGCAATAACGAGGATGACGTGATGGAATCGCCGGGGCATATGGCGGTGCTCGGCAGCCTCATCTATGACTGACCGGCACGTCCGCCGCACGGGTGATGACTACGCACAAGCCTTTCTCTCCCTGCTGCCGCAAGGTCAGGCGTGGCCACGGCACCCCGAAAGTATACTGGTTCAGGCTTGCACCGGCCTCGCGGACTATTGGGGCTTCGTCGATGGCCGCGCGGCGGACCTCCTAGAAACGGAGAGCGACCCGCGCCTGACGTCAGAATTACTGTCCGATTGGGAACGCAATTGGGGTCTGCCTGATCCATGCTTCTTCGGCCAGCAGCAATCGATGGCCGATCGCCGTCGCATCCTGATGCTGAAGATGACGCTGCTCGGCGGACAGAGCCGCGCCTTCTTTGTCGAGATCATGTCGTGGCTCGGCTATGAGATCACGATCAAGGAATACGCGCCCTACATGGCCGGGGTCTCGCGGGTCGGCAACACCTCGCAACAGGAGATGGAAGCGGGCGGTGTATTCGGCGACATGCGCTGGTATCTCGGCGCAGAGGAGATGCGGTTCTACTGGTCCATCGGCGTCGGCAAGGTAAGCCTGCAATGGTTTCGGACCGCACCAATCGGCGGCGAGGCCGGCGTCGATCCTCACCTCATCATCGGCATGGGCGGCGCGGTGCCCTGCTTCTTGGACCGCATCAAACCAGCACACACACAAATCGTTTTTGATTATTCGAGCCTGCAACTCGGCGGGCCAATGGCAGGAACACCCTAGAGGAGTTTGCGATGCGCTATCACCAGCCCTATGGCGTGACCGATACCGATGCGCCGTACATTAATGGCGACCCCAGCATAGGGCGGCAAGGCTCAATCATTCCTGCCGAAGCGGTCGAGTATCCGCAGCGCGAGATCATCGCCGCGATCGAGGGTGCCAAGATGGCGCCAGACGACGCCAGCCTCTCGCAACTCTTGTATGCCATTCGCGGCCAGCGGATGAACTATGCGCTGGCGATCAACTCAGCCCCCGACACGGTCGAGGTCGAGTTCGATCCGCCGATTGGCAATACAATGACGCCGGGGATGCCGCTGCGCATCAAGGGTGCGGTGAACAATACCGGCCCGACCTTGCTCAGTGTCGATGGCGACAGCCAAGCGCTGCGCTATGCCGATGGTGCCGAATTGGTTGCAGACGCAATCAAGAGCGGCGTGATCTTCGAGGCGGTTTGGAATGACACCGGCTATTGGGAGTTCAATCCCTATGCGACCGGCGCGGCTGGCGGCGGCAGCACGACAAACACCTACATCAACATTCCGTTCGCCGTTGACACCGGGACGCCGAATGCACTGGTTGCAAATTTCGTCCCGGCAATCACGTCGCTGGTCGCGGGCGCGACGATCGAGGTCCGCGTTATAAATAACATTACAGGACCATCTACCATCAAGGTGAACGCACTTGCTCCGGTCCCGATTGTGCGTGGTGACGGATCACCATTACAGAACGGTGATGCCGTGACAGGACAGATCATGTTGATGATCTATTCGGCGCTTTCCGGTGCCTTCCAGTTTAGCGGCCTGATCCCGAAAGCAGCATCCGGC